TAGATGATAGACATAAGAAATGGTTTATTGATGAGTTTGAACAATTTTGTAAACACAAGGCATTGGAAAGTGCTATCCTAAAAAGCACAGACTTGTTGGAAAAAAGCGAGTATGGTGCAGTAGAAAAACTAGTTAAAGATGCAGTACAACTTGGACTGGCAAAACACATGGGTACAAACTATTGGGACGATCCAGCAGGACGTATTGAAAGAGTTCGCAACAGTCGAGGTGGTACAAGTACAGGATGGAAAGATATCGATCAGAAACTATATGGTGGATTCAACAGAGGAGAACTAAACATTTTTGCGGCGGCCTCAGGCGGCGGTAAAAGTTTGTTCTTACAAAACTTGGCACTTAATTGGGCATTGGAAGGCATGAACGTATTGTACATTAGTTTGGAACTTAGTGAAGAACTATGTAGTATGCGTCTTGATAGTATGCTTACAGGCTATAATACAAAAGAGGTATTCCGCAATACAGATGATGTAGATTTAAAAGTTCGTATGGCTGGTAAAAAAGCAGGACGTTTACAGATTGTACAACTTCCTAATGGTATTACATGTAATGATTTAACAAGTTATATGCGTGAATTTGAAGTCAAGACTGGTGTTAAAGTAGACTGTATGTTACTTGACTATTTGGACTTGATGATGCCTGCACAACGCAAAGTACCACCAAGTGATTTGTTTATTAAAGATAAATTTGTAAGTGAGGAGTTGCGTAACTTTGCAGTAGAACATGATATGTTATTCGCAACAGCCTCACAGTTAAACCGTAGTGCAGTAGAAGAAATTGAATTTGATCACAGTCATATTAGTGGTGGTTTAAGTAAGATTCAAACAGCAGATAATGTTATTGGTATCTTTACAAGCCAAGCAATGCGTGAACGTGGTAGATATCAAGTACAGTTTATGAAAACACGAAGTAGTGCTGGTGTTGGACAAAAAGTAGACTTAGCATTTGACGTAGCAGGTTTGCGTATTACAGATTTAGAAGATGGCGCAGAAGATAACACAACAGCAGTAACAAAAGATATTTTTAATAAAATTAAAAATAGACAAGCAGATGCAGAAACTAAAGAAAATATTGCACAAAACAGTGTAGTTGAAAACACATTACAGGCAATGGGTAGATTAGACAGTGTTATCAAAAGACAAAATAATTAGAAATACGCTAAATACTAATAATAGTATTGGAGAAGTTCCTATGAAGAAACGTACAAGATCATTACTAGAAGAAATTAATTCTATTTCTCCAAATAGAGATGGAAATCAACTTCTAGAAAGTAGAGGTGTTAATGCAATTAGTAGCATTATTCATCTATTAGAAATGATAGATCAAAACTACGATTCAGAAATTGCTCAGGACTTACAAAAGCGTGTAATGCTAAGTATCAAAAATCGTGATGCTGATCGTTTTATGCGTGGTGTAAAACGATTACGAGGCAGTAAGTGAAAATAAAAGATGTTATTGTTGGTAATAAACGCAGAAGACATCGCGATTCTAGAAAAAATCGCATAATTCAGCACGATCCACTTTATACAATTACAGGTAAAAAACTTAAAGAAGGTAAAGGTAGGGATATTAACCATCTTGAAGACCTTGCTATCTTTAATGGAAGTGCAGGTGCAAAACGTGCATTAAATGTATTGCGTCAAATGGAAACCCACCCACAAGAAGCCACCATCAAATGGGACGGCAGACCTGCCCTTATTTTTGGCCGTAACGAAAATGGTGAATTTATTTTAACGGATAAAAGTGGTTTTGCAGCTAAAACATATAATGGTCGTGTAACAAGTGCTGATGATTTAGAAAAAATGTTTCTAAATAGAAAATTAAAAGATCCTAGTAAAGCAGGTGAAAGATCTCAGTTTGCAAAAAGTATGGCGAATTTATGGGATACCTTTGAACAAGCAACTCCTGAAGATTTTAGAGGATTTGTACATGGTGATCTATTGTACAGTAGCACACCGAAGATATCAAAAGGAAAAATACAATTCACACCTAACACAACAACATATCTTGTAGATCCTGCAAGTAATATTGGTAAGAAAATTCTTAATAGTGATGTAGGTATTGTAATACATGTTTATATCGATTTAGAAAATAATAAAAGTAATGTTGATATCAATAAATTTAAAGAGGGTCCGTTGTTAGTAATGCCTCCAGCATATGTAACACAAGCGCCTGAAGTTGATATTCCTGAAATTGATAGACTTGAAGGTGAAGTATCTAAATATGGTAGTGCTATTGATAAAATGATGACACCACCTGCAGAGTTACAGATGAAAAACTTTGATGATATTTTATACTCATTTATGAATGCCAGCACAAAAAGTAGCGGATTAGAAAATTTAAATGTAAATTCATTTGCACAGTTTATTGAAAATAGTGATTTAACAGCAACTAGAAAGCAGAAAGTATTAACATATACTTCTGAAAACCAAGAAACATTAGATGGGTTGCTAAAAATTATTATGGATATTATGATTGCAAAAAATAAAATTATTAATCAACTAGACAAACAACCAGCAGACATACAAGCGGTCACCGACGGCAAGCCAGGCGGCGAGGGATATGTTATAGGCAAGGATGTTAAACTGGTAAATAGAAGTGGGTTCACAGCGGCCAACTTTGCGAGGAATAACTAATGGAAAAGAAATATACGGCAATGGAATGGGCAACAATGGAAGGCGGTCATTCAGTGGAATCTACTCCTAGTTCATATTCCTTTATTCATGATGAATTATATGAAGCTCGTATGTTTAGAACTAAAGAGCAAATTGGTAGAGAAGGTGCAAGAAGTTTAACAGATCATTTATTTGTTGGCTTATTAAGTCTTTATGCTATGAGTAATGATTATAATTATGCGCCTGTTGCTAAAGAATATGCAAAGCGTACTACACAATTAGGTAATTGGAACAACGCAAGCCCTAGTAACACGGATATGTATATGACATTATACAGTTTACAACGACCTGAGACATTATTGAAATCTGAAAGAGATCAATTATTAATGAATAAGGTTCGTATTGACAGTGTAAAAATTAAAAGATTTCTGAATCAAATCAAAACAGGAACTATTTCACCAGGCCAAGCACAACAATTTTTCTTTAAAATGGAAAGAGATCTAAAAATTCAAGATCCCAAGTTAAGAGCAGCTAGACGATTAACACAAGATTGGAATACATTAACAACACAACAACAGCAGCTTGTTGCAACTCAATTAAACAGACACTATAGATTAAATGCTAGACGCAGTGATCTAATGCCATTGTTTACAAAATATGCAAATGATAGCAATTTACTATTGAGAGATCAGGAGAAGAAAACAATCAAGCAAAGAGTATTGCGTGGTATTGGAGCCTTCGCCGCCGGTTATGCAATAGGCAAAGCATTACCATCTTAATATGTCATCTTTATATAGACCAACTGAATCTTTATCCGGAGACCTCGAGTTTTTCTGTGCGTATACTCTTGTAGATATTACCGATACGGGATATAGTAATCCTAAAGGTAGTACTAAAGAGTACAGACAGGCTCAAAATTTAAATACCCTGATACAGATATTAAGTCTTAGAACACAATTAGTAATCAGTAGCGTATCTATATTAATACAAGATTTGGCAGATCATCAATTTGGAACAAATTATACAGGATTAAACAATATCTGGCTATTAAAGTTTGCTAGTGAAAGACCCGATGCTTGGGCTAAGAAAACAGACTCCTTGTATTTTGCTAATGAAGATTGCAATAATGTTCCTATAAACGCTAATTTAGATGAAACTACCATAATAGACGACGCTATGTTTTTAACAAATGATCCTGATAGTAAAAATTTATACTTTACTATGAGCAAATCTTTATAAATACGAATAGCGTACAGGAGTACAACGATAAAATCAGCTCTGTATAGACTAGGATAGCAATACTAATGGCAATGCAACAGTCAAGACTAGAGCGTGAAAATCTCGAGGCCCATGTAGATTTATGTGCAGAGAGATATCGCGTGTTAGAAGAAAAATTAGATAACTTAGATAAGAAGTTTGACAGACTCGAAAGTGCTATGAAGGACTTGACTGAAAAACAAGTAAATGACAAAGCCAGCAGTAACAAATTATTAATTGGTGCTGCCGCAACAGTTATTGCAGGTCTTTTAAGTACAGTAGTTCTATTACTTTTGAATTTGCAAGGACTTAATTAACAATGTTTTTGTTTGAGGAATTCAATACTATCGTGAGTGAAGCGAAGTTAGTGTTTGCTCGTCGTGGTAAAAAAGTAGTTAAAAAGTTTCGTTGCACAGTGGGTAAGCGTAAAGGAAGAGTGGTGACTCATCCAGCAAAGTGTAGTTCACCTATTGATCTTAAAAAACGTTTTGTATTAAAACGTACAAAAGCAATGAAAGGTAGTCGTATGCTTAGAAAAGCGCAAAGAACAAAAAGAACAAATCCAGCAAGTAAGATTGTACAACAGTTAAACAAGGCAAGAAGATGAAGTTACAGGGTGATAGTATTGTAGATACAGTTATTGAATACGCCAATATAAAGTTTGGTGTAGAATTATCAGTTGATCAAGTTAGCCAGCAATTAAAAAATATGACATTTGGTCAAACTTTAGAACTTGTAGACGCAATTAAAAAAGAAAATGATGAAGATTTTTCATCATTGATTGATATGAATGTAGCCGTAGAATCAGGATATGGAACAGCAAGTACATACGGTGGTTATGATAGAGCGTCTGCTAGACAATCAGACCAAGAAGTCAAAAACGCACAAAGACGTGATACAAACATGGCGGCAAAAAGCGTGAGACCTGGTAGTAATACAAGAGTAGTAGCAGGTGCAAACAAAGCACCAACAGGTGTAAAAACACCAGTCGATCCAGAAGATGAGCAACGTGCAGTAAATTCAACAACGGCCCAACATGCAGATGCACAAGCAGCACAAAATGCACAAGAATTAGAAAGATTAAGACAGTTAATTAAGGGTAGAAAATGAAAACCATTGAACTACCAGGTGGAATTCCAGTATTCCTAAGCAATTTAGAAAACAAAGTATACGAATGTATGACTGAAGAATTTACTTGCAAGGAAGACTTGAGTGAACGTGATGTCGAGATAGTACAAAGTCTAGTTAATAAAGGTGTTTGTACACGCACACAAAAAGACGGTAAAACATATTTTAGTAAAACCAGAGGAAGTCTATAATGTCTATTGATCCAGAAATGCTTAAAATTCTACAGAACCTTGAAAATGCTCAGCAAATACATGAAGATAAAAAACAGGCTCGAGTAGAAGGCAAAGAAGTAGTTAGTGAAAGTTCACAAGAAATGTACAATATTTTAAAACGTTTAGAAGATGCAACAACAAAAGCATCTGAACGTGTTTTAAATGAAAGGGATAGTAATCCAGTAGTGGCAGTCGCTATGAAAAAAGATAGTACAGTTACTATGGGCCAATACCATGTTGTAATGGAAAAAAGAAATCTAACACAAAAGTATGTAAAAACTTATTATGATATTACAGATAGCACAAGTAATATTATTCATAAAGACATCGCTCTTTTTGAGACTGCTATGGCTGTTTTAAAGAACTTAATTAACAATAGAAAAGATAAAGTGTCTAAATTAATTGAACTTGATTGTAGATATGCAAATTATCTTGCAGAAGCAGCATATCATAAAGAAAGATCAAACACACTTACTGAATCTATTAAAAAGGATGTTGCTATTGCTAAACAAGGAAGCGCAATGGATAAAGCATCTTACATCAAGAAACAAATTAAGGCTTTAATCTAAAGTTAAAAAAATTAATAATTGTATAAATACATTATAGTATAAAACAAGCGAGGTTTATTATGATTTTACACGACTTACAAGAAAATAAGTTCTCTAAATTACAGAAAGCATTGTCTGAAGTATTTGATACAGAATTTAATTTCGATCTACCAAAAGATAAATTAGTCAGAATTCAGGAATCGACAACAAAACGTATTTCTGTTTTAAGAGAAAAAGGAATTGATGCTAGTCACAAAGACTATCAAAAGTTATTATTAATTTCTGAAGGACTAAAGCACGTTATTGCTGAAGCACCAGAAGTTGAAGAAGAAGTTATTGAAGAAGCTGCTGATTTAGATCAAGCAGAAGTTCTTCTTGCTGCAAAGCAAATGGCAGATGACCTACAGAAAATGGCTGAAACCCTAGCAAGTATGCAGGTTGAAGACCTAATGAGTATTACAAATGCTATGAAGGAAGAAGTAGGTCTAGCAGAAGCGGAAGCATTTGAGGCGGCTGCGGAAGCGGCTATTGGCGGCGCATTGGATGCTGTTAAGAATGCTAACGAACAAGTTAGCAACGCAGTACTTGCAGCACAAGGTCAAGCACCTGCTCCAACTGATATGAGTATGGACATGGGTCCTGAAGAGCCAGCAATGGATATGGAAGTAGATGCAGATGCTACTGACGATTTTGCAGGCGCAGATGCAGCTGACGAAATGAGTGATGATGAAGGCCGTGAAATGAAAGAGGAAGTTGATCCTTATTTGTCAGCCTTAAAGAAAGTGAAAGAAGCACAATCAACAGGTACGCTTAATAAAGACGTTCTAAAGCAAGCATTTTCTTCTAAGAGATAAAATATGTTAATTGCTGAGATTGTTTTTTTAGAAAATAGTGAAGTTGAAGCGGTAGTGCTTGATCTTTTAACGGCAATGGCCGGTGAAGGATTAGATAGTACTACAATGACTTCTATCATAGACGAGCTAAACAATCAAGGAATAGATATTGATGAACCATCACTCTTTGATGTTCTTGAGAACCTCGCAATCGTTGATAACATCAAAGACAGTGTAGTATACTTCAATACAGATAGCGATGCAAGTCACTACGGTGAGAAGCCAGATCCTGAAAAGCAGGATAAAACGGTTGACAAGATGGCCCGTAAGCAAGTTCAAAAGGGTATTAAAAAATGAGCGTAGGGATGAATGCCGCACAGGCTAGAAATAAAGCACAACAGGATATGAAAATATATAATGAAGTGCAAAAAATTATGACAGAAATCATGACACAGAGTTTAGCAGGAAATTATGCGGCAACAATAAGCGATGGTACAGATATGACAGAAGCAACTCCTACGGTTGTTATTACAGGTACTGTTGCTAATCCTACAGTTGGTGTTGGACAAACATTAATCATTGACACACAAACGATTACATTAGGAACAACAGGCACTAATTTAAATAGCATTATTGCTGACATCAATGATGCCGGTATTAACGTTGTTGCTAGTAAAGATTCATCTAACCATTTAGTTTTAACTATTACAGCAGTAGCAAGCACAACTTGGGAATATGATATTGATGCAGCAGGCACAGCCAATACAGCGATTGGTATAACACCAGGACTTTATCAATATGCAACGCCTGAAAGTGTAGATTTCTGGTCAGCATGGCAAGGAACTACTACAGATAGAGGACGTATTGTGCAAATGGATTCAGTAATCAAACATTTCTCTACATTGGGTTTTAGAGTAGAGCGTACTACAAATACCAATACGAGTAGAACATTTCAGTGGCATATTTACTGGTAAATAAGTGTCCATTTCTACCGCTATAATTGGTTGTAGTTTTAGTGAATACTGTTATTTTTGTTGCTACCATACTTCATCTCATGGTTGGCCAGGTGAAAATAGAACCGGTATTGTTTCAAAAGATAAAACCTGGAGTGCATTATTAGCAAAAGACTACCCTGATCATAAATTTTACAATTACAGTAAGGGCGGAAGAGGAATAGACTACTTTCAATGGTGTTTATTAGATGCAAAGAAGCGTGACATTGATAATGTCATCATTATTAAAACACACCCCCATCGTTCTTCCTTAATGATTGATAATATATCAGAAGGGTATGATAATTCCTTTAAGTTTACACCGTGTGAAACGAATTATGATAATTTGTTTAAGATGGAATTCGGATCAGAGATGATTTGGACAAGTACTAAAACTAAGTTCGTACCTGAGAAAACACTTGCAACAAAAACTTTCTTGGATCAATACTATCAAATACACAGTGGATCAGATATTAAACAATCGTATGACGATACATTTTTTGAAAATGTTACCACTCTTTATAACTTCAAACACATATTAAATTATTCATTTAATAAACAAGATAAAGATAGCATATGGGATTGGTTTAAATCTAGATATGAATGTAAAAGCATTGATCAACTAGCGGTCAATGGTATTACTATTGCAACTGATGACGATCATCTAACTGAGTATGGTCATAAGATTTTATATGAAGAATATCTAAAAAAATCAATTGACAAAATACTAAAATCATTGTAATATAAATGTATGGTCAATATTACATCCCCCTATGAATACAAAGAATTTAAACGCACAAGTGTAGACGGCAAAAGGCTTTATGAAAATCCTTATGGCGAACCTGTACCCAGTGTTACAACAATTCTAGATAAAACAAAACCCCGCGAAAAAGTTGAAGCACTAAACAACTGGAAAAAACGTGTGGGTGAGGAAACAGCAAAACAAATTGTTACTGAAGCCGCTAATGTAGGCACAATTATGCATGCCATTCTTGAGCATTATGTTAAGAATGAAGAATATACCACTGGTAACAATTTAATCCATCAGCAAGCAAAAGCAATGGCACAAGAAGTCATTGATAACATTGAACCTGAACTTAATGAAGTCTGGGGCAGTGAAGTAAACTTATGCTTTCCACAATTATATGCTGGCACGACTGATTTAGTTGGAGTGTGGAAGGGCAAGCCTGCCATTATGGATTTTAAACAAACCAATAAACCCAAAAAACGAGAATGGATTGACGACTACTTTATGCAAGGAGCCGCATATGCTCTAGCACATAATGAAATGTTTGGAACAGAAATTGAAAACATTGCTATCTTTATGTGTAGTAGAGCAGGAGAGTGGCAACTGTTTGAAGTAGAAGCAGATGAATTTCCTGTATGGGAATTAAAATGGGCTAAAAGACTTGAGCAATTCTATGGCGTTTAATGCTAAATACTGTATACGGAGATTTGATAAATGAGTACAACAACTGCTAAAATTACAGTACGCAAAGGAGATATGGTTAATTTACCTAAAGGTCCAGTATCAGGAACATCTGGCACTCCTAAATTAGCTGCTGGTGAGTTTGCTTATGCAACTGACGAAAGAAGACTGTTTATTGGTAACGATATAGAAGAAACAAAAATTTTAGGTGATGGATCTACAGTACAATTTAATTTTGGTGTTGATTTAGATAATATAGATCCTAGAGCATATGATCTATATGAATGTGATCTAGATGGTTCTAACCCTGTCGCCTTAACAAAAGGTGCTGACTATGATTATAAAGATTATGTAGTAACATTTACTACTGCACCTGCAAGTACAAAAAGAGTTGTACTTTATTATCTAACCGAATTGTTAACTTTTGAACCTGATAAAAACTTTGATGCTCCTATCCGTGACACATTAGTAGCAGGTGCCACCTCACTACCTTTCGCAGCAATTACATTAGATTCAGATCATAATAATTATTTTGAAATTGAATATACAATCACAACAAGCGCAGGTGATTTTAGAAAAGGCATTGTTAGTATAGGATTAGAACCTAATACAAATGCCTTTACTATTAGTGATAACTATGATACAACAACTACAGCATTAGATCATAGTTTTAATGGTGTTCATACTCACCCCACCTTTATTTTAAATTATACAAATACATATACAAGTGATGTTACTTTCTCTTATATCATAAGAGATTGGAAATCTTAATTTTTTAAATGAATATTGTTTGGCAATTGAAACCGGAAGAACGTCTGAAAGAATGGAGAAATTTTAGACAAGAAATATCTACTAAATCTATTGACGACATATTACATGAGGTAATAGATTGGTGGAAGTATACTCCTATTGCTAGTAGGGTATTAGACGTCTATAATAGTGATACATGGCCTGATCCTTGGGAACTATTATATGATGGAAATTTTGACGAAAGTGCAATTAGTTTAGGCATTGCATATACGTTACATTTAATGGATAATCCTTGTGAAATACTTTTTGTACAGAATCACAAAAAAAGTTTTCTAGGATTGATAGTTTTAGTTGACGAAAAGTTCATTCTAAACTATAATTATGATAAAATAGATAACGTTAATATTTTAGAAGATTGTGAAATTTTAGGACGTTGGAATACAGAATATTTTGTCAAATAACAATAACATAGTATAAAACATTACTTAGACTATGTTAAATATAAAAACATTGTAAACTAATTTAAGGTAAGAAAATGACAGGAAATACAACCGTACTCAAACGAGATGGGTCAAGAGAGCCTCTAGATCTGGAAAAAATGCACAAGGTAGTTTTTTATGCTTGTGAAAACATTACAGGTGTTAGTGCTAGTGAAGTAGAAATTCGTAGTCATTTGCAGTTTTACAAT